CATGTCCCATTATTTTTAAGATAAATTCATAGTTTTCGCCTGCTACCTTTTGCGCCTCGGTTACTAACTCTTCCGAAAATTTTACTTTGTCGAATCTGTTACCATAGCCAACGTTTTCACGTATTTCTGATATTTGGCTTTCAATTAAATCTGCTGTTTTCATGTGTTTATGTTTTTAATTATGCAACAAATATATATATTAATAATGAATACACCAAGCATTAGAGCAAAAAAAAAGCGATTAATTTCTTAACCGCCTAAAACACAATAGTAAAGATACTAAAATTCATTCAATAAACAATATGTTATTTTGTTTTGATTTTTAACCATGTTTATTATCATTCTATACTGCTCTACATTATTACACACTTGGCAACCAGCAGAATAATTACCTACATTCTCACCAACTAACCTAACCGACAAATCATTTGATATACTATGAAAGTTAATACCATAACCACTACCCGTAATTGGCGCGCCTATCTCTTCACTCTTCCCATCTTTATCTCCGTCACGGTAAACAATGAATGGTCCTACTTGACGAAGTGCTGGCATCTTTCCTTGGTGCAGTCCAAACTTCCAAACATCGTAGTAAACTTCATCAGCTTTAACAACCGCAGCGCCTACCTTATTATACTTAAGATAGCCACCTTGTAAAATTGGTGTTCCTGGGTTAGTTGTTCCTGTTACTACCTTTACAAATTGCTCTCCATTGAATAGATAAAACTTATCATCGTATTTGTTAGGCGCATCTTCTTCACTACGTACACCAACAATCCAATACCCTTGTGGTATACCTTTAAATGATTTTAAACTCTTTACCCTATCGAGTATTTGTTTATCTGTATAATTTTTAACGTTGGTCATCGATTGTCAATTGAGATAAAACACCAGCTACCGAACCAACGGCAACCATATAACCGCCTACTAAGGTAAGCCCGAAAGGGGGCGCAACAAATACTGCTCCTAAACCTCCGATAACTATACCTACTGATTGCACTTTTTTCCAAAAGTTTGGCGTTGGTGCTAACCATCTATTTTTTAAACTCTTCAAAACTTCCATCGTTAAATTTTATATAATAATTACTTGAATCGTGCCAAATTGTTGCTACTATCTTACCGTTTAGTTTTTGCCCTTCGTAGTATTTACGTTTCATATAAATGGAACTGTAACTGGATTGTAATCAATCTCAGGCAATGTTAATAGCCACGAATCGCATGGAATAGATTCAGCTTGTTGCAACGTGCATCCGTTCACCTCTTCATTGGAAATAAACCAATTGCCATCTGCATCTAATGTAGGGTTAAATAATTGCCCTTGAAAACCCCATACTTTACCTGTAAGTATGTTTTTTTGCTCTACTGTTAATTGTCTTACTTTCATAATTAAAAAGGATATTGTTTACCGTTATTATATAAATCTAATACATTTGATGCTGTTAACTCTTTGTTCCAAAAATTTATTGAATCTTGTCTATAAGGTGCTAATCCACTTCCATTTAAAGTGCTTCCTATGTTGTATACCTGTCCTGGCTGATAACTAGCGTTAAATGTAGCTCCAGAACCTGACATAGTTCCTACAACTTCTACACCATTAATATAAAATTTAGTCGATGTTGAACCTTTTCTTACCATTACTAAATTATACCATAATGTTGGTGTTGGTGTCCAACCATATTCATACCGTGAATAATTTCCGCCACCAGCCATATACAACTGAAGCGTGTTATTTGTTCTGTCTAAATAAAAGTTATAACCATACCCACTTTGAAAATTACTAAAGTATAAAACATAAGATGCAGACGTTACATAAGGCATAACCCATGTTGATATTGAAAAGTCTCCTGTAAAATTCAATTGACCGCTTGTGCTTGGTATACTAACATAAGAGTTAGTACCATTAAACTCAAATGCTTGCCCATCTTGTCCCGTCGTGTATGTTAATCCTCCTATCGCTGTACCATTATAACCGCCTACTAAATCTGTCGTATTTGAGTCAGCGTTATAAGCTGATACCAACCCAATGGTTAATGGATTAATCCCTCCACTACTACTTATTATTCCGTGATTTGCTAATATCATTTAAATAAATTTTAAGTTTAATTATATTTTCCTCCTTTGGTTTGTATTCTTTTTTTTTCTTCATAAATACCAATTAGTTAGATAGTTATTATGTTGTGGATAAACATCTCCGTTTTCGTTAGTTGTATATTCAGGGAATAAACTATTGTTCTTGCAAATATAGTCTAAAAACCTTTGCGAGTAACTTTCAGCAATGCGTTTTTCTTTTTCAATTAAGTAGTCAACCTCTTCTTTCGATACTATTTCGCTATTCTCAGATTGATGCTTATATATCCCCTTATTTGAAATAGTGTAAGCGCAGAAAGGTAAGTATTCAACCATTGTAAAATGTATCAACATCGGCTTTAAATACGAGCGTACAAGCGTTATGTAATTACCTGCAAGCGTGTTGTTGGTAATGTCCGTTTTAATCTTATCCAATAGCTTCGTTCCCGTGTATTGTTGAATCCAAATGTTTTGTGCGACCAATACAAATTGAATAACTTTGTCAACGTCAGTGTTGGCGTTCAAAGAAGTGTATTCTTGTAAGTCTTTTTTCGATATTAATAGTGCTTCTGCCATGTCTTATTATTTAGGTAAAAATCCTTTATTAGGCATATCAATCGGTCGTGTGTAAACTCGTTTGTCGTTTGTCGGTGCTATTTCACCAAGTTTGCGAGTTTGTGCAGGCGTGAACTTCTTAGCTAAAGGTGAATTAACGTCTGACTTTCTTAAGTAAGTTTCTCTGACCCATTTGTGATGACATGCTCCACCGCCTTTATACAACCATACATCATAAGTGGTTGCCCCACGTGGACCAAAACCGCCCTCTGTCCCGTCTGCTCTTGTACTTGTTTGGTTTACAATTTCACTACTCATTCTTACAATATCCTCTTTACGGTATACTTTGTTAGCTTGAATCATTTTCTTACAAAACAATCTCGATTTATCCGATATTTCCCCAACATATCTATAACGATGTTTGAAAATCTCACCATCTTGTAAACTCTTTGTGTTAGGTCGTGCCGTACCTGTTTTAACTAAGTTCAAAACCTTAGACAATTTTGTAGGCTCGTTAAGTTTGCGTAATTGTTCATCCAATTCATCTTCAAGCTCGTAGTCTACCTCGTGACTATCAATCAACACCCACTCATCTAAATCAATGTTTTCACCATATTTCGCAACGTCTAATTCGTCCTGGGCGCTCATTTTAACCTCTTGTACTGGCTCATCACCTTGTAAAGGGTTCAAAGTTTTAAATCTAAGGTTTAGTGATACACCATTAAAGGAAAGTATTTTTTTAATCATTTCAACTATCATCTGTTGTTTTGGCTTTATAACCATGTTTTCAAACAACAAAGCGCCTGTTTTCATCTCATCAGCATTGCTACTAAATCCAGTGGCAACCGATACCCCAAATAATAGAGGAGTAGTAACGTTGTGAGAACGTAAAATTTTGAAGGTAGATTCATCTGACAAATATTGGTAATGCTCAGGCGCATCGTTCAAAGGTACTGAGTCAATTGTTGTTTTCGTAGCTTCATTCTCATTGAATGATATTACAACTTTCTTACCTTTTGACCCTGTTAATTTACCGATTACAGACGCAGAAATTTCGTCTTTCATCTCGTCAGTTGGGGTACCATTGTTAAAATTTACGATACTGGTGGGCGCGAAGGAATTTTCAACCTCATTAATAAGGTATTCAGCTATTTTTTGTTCAAGGTATGCGTAATCAATTCCACCTTGATAGTCTACGTTTGAAAAGTATTTCATACCTGCACTATAAGGTGCTAAATATAAAATTTCAACTTCTTTTTTCGACGTTCCAAAAGCATCAAATCGTTTAGGCACATACTTCTTTGGGTCAGTCCAATTGTCAGAATAGAAATACCCTACAATGTCACCATCCTGGTTGCACTTCTCAGGTCTTAACAATTGTATAGGCGTATGGAAAGCCCTTGTAATTGCCTTATGTCCTTTGTCGTAATGAATCTGTAAGGCACATTGCCCTAATGCGTACAAATCAAAGATTACACGTCTTAAATCGTCTTCCTTAAGAATAGATAGTAATTGCGCCCATTCGTTTGGCTTCATTGCGCTAT